GCAGACTTTGAAGTTAAGATGAAAGAGCTAGATGTAGATCTATATGCTCTCGAAACTAAAGATATCCAGGATGCTAGAACAAAGTTCTCTAAAGATTGGACATCTAGAATTATGGGATTAGTTGTTGTGGGTGGGTTTATGGGATATATCTTTCTAATCACTCTGCAGCCTCCAGAGCAGAACAGCGAAGCGTTGATCAACTTAGTGCTTGGTTATCTTGGTGGCTTAGCAAGTGCTATTATTTCTTTTTACTTTGGAGCTTCTAATACTGCAAAGGACAAAGACTAATGAATAACATATGCCACACCAGATTATACAAAGGTTTAGAAGCTATGTACAAAGGTGAGATAGCTAAAGCTGAAGCAAACATTGACGTATACTTTAACAACAGCGCAGGTGTTGGAGAACATCCTGATATTATAGAAGCTATAGATCAGCAGATAGACAAGCTTGCACAAGCCAAAGATAAACTTAACGCACTAAAGGATTTAGATTTATGAGGAAAGGTGGATTTAGAAATCAAGCTAGAAGACAAGAAACTAGAAACAGAACCAAATTTAACTTTAAAAAACAACAAATAAAACTAAAAGAGCAAATGGATTATTATGGCAGTCAAAAAGAAAAAGAAATCAACAGTAAACAAAGCAGGTAATTATACTAAGCCTACTATGCGGAAGAATCTATTTAATAGAATTAAAGCAGGTAGCAAAGGTGGTAAAGCTGGTCAGTGGTCTGCACGTAAAGCGCAGATGTTGGCTAAACAATATAAAGCAAAAGGCGGAGGATATAGATAATGCCAATGGGAAAAGGAACATATGGTTCTAAAGTAGGTAGACCTAAGAAAAGAGCTATGTATAAAAAAGGTAAGAAAGTTACTAAAGAACTTACTCAGCGTCAAAAAGATACGCTAAAGAAACATTCTGTGCATCATACATCTAAACATATGACTGAGATGCGTAAGTTAATGAAAGCAGGTAAGACCTTTACCCAATCACATAAGATGGCTATGAAGAAAGTAGGCAAGTAGTATGGCCTTAAAGAAGTCTCAGAAGTCTCTAAAGAAATGGACAAAGCAAAAGTGGCGCACCGCTAGTGGTAAAAAGTCTTCTGAAACTGGTGAAGTGTATGCTCCGTCTGCAAAAATTAAAAAATTAAAGTCTACTGCAGCAGGCAGAAAAAAACTTGCAGCAGCAAATAAAAAGAAACGAGAAGCTACCAAGAAAGGAAAGCAACACGCTAAACACGGCTTACATAAAAAGAAAACTAAGAAAAGGAAAAAGAAATAATGGCTAAGAAAAAAGATCCTAGACTTGCAAGAGCAGGTGTGTCTGGATATAACAAGCCTAAACGCACTCCTAGCCATAAAACTAAATCTCATATTGTTGTCGCTAAAGAAGGCGATAAGATTAAAACAATACGCTTTGGACAGAAAGGAGCTAAGACTGCAGGTAAGCCTAAAGCAGGTGAGTCAGCTCGGATGAAAGCTAAACGTAAAAGCTTTAAAGCTAGACACGGTAAAAATATTAGAAAAGGTAAAATGTCTGCGGCTTATTGGGCAGATAAGGTTAAGTGGTGACGCTGTTAGCTGCAGATAATTATGTAAGACGTACCTCCTCTACTGTTCCTTTTGGGTATGAGTTGTCTCCTGTCGATGGGTATTTAAAACCTATACCTGAACAGATTAGTATATTGAAAGAAGTAGCTGAATCTGTACACGCAGGAGAAATTAGTTTAGGTATTGGTGTCGATTGGTTAGAGGCTGAAACAGGACGTAAAATCTCTAGAGCAGGATTAAAGAAACATACGGATAAAGTATATGGAAGATTGGGAAAGAAATCCTAAAAATTACTTGACAGATGCTCAAGGGAACTATATACTAAAGAAAGACGGAACTCCGAAGAAAAAAAGCGGAAGACCTAAAAATTCTGAGTTATCAGACGTTAGAGCAGCTTTACAGGCGCAAAAGGCTTTAAAGAAAAAGAAATCTAAAGTTACTAAGTTGCGCAGGAACTTACGTAAAGAAGAAAAAAAGTTAGCTCAAACTAAAAAAGTTTTAACTTCTAATGTACTTACTGAAGAAGAAAGTAAAAAATTACCAGATGCAATACAGCAACATTTAGAAGATACAAATTCCTACGTTGAGTTTATGCCCAACGAAGGGCCACAGAAAGATTTTTTAGCTGCACCAGAAAAGGATGTCTTATATGGTGGGGCTGCAGGTGGTGGTAAGAGTTATGCGATGTTAATAGATCCATTGCGCTCTTGTCACAACCCTGTACACAGAGCATTGATACTTAGAAAGTCAATGCCTGAATTAAGAGAATTGATTGATAAGTCGAGGGAGTTATATCCCAAAGCCTTTAAAGGGGCTAAGTTTAAAGAAGTAGAAAAGCTATGGCAGTTTCCTAGCGGAGCTAAAATAGAATTTGGATTCCTTGAACGTGATGCAGATGTCTACCGTTATCAAGGTCAGGCATATAGTTGGATAGGTTTTGATGAGATTACTCATCTACCTACAGAGTTTGGTTGGAACTATCTAGCTTCACGTTTAAGAACAACAGATAAAAACTTACAGACTTATCTTAGATGCACAGCAAACCCAGGCGGAGTTGGTGCGCAATGGGTAAAGAAAAGATATGTAATACCATCAGATTCTAACGCAGCATTTATAGGACACGATGGACTTACAAGAAAATTTATTCCCGCTAGATTACAGGACAATCCTTATCTAGCAGAAGACGGTGAATATGAAAGGATGCTTAACTCGCTTCCTGCTGTACAACGTAAACAGTTACTGGATGGTAATTGGGATATAGCAGAAGGAGCAGCATTTGCGGAGTTTGATCCTGAACATCATATCATAGCTCCATTCGATATACCGTCTTGGTGGGAAAGAGTTAAAGGTGTAGACTACGGATATGCCGCAGAAAGTTGTTGTTTGTGGGCTGCCATTGATCCTGAAGACAAGACCATCATAATATATAGAGAACTTTATCAGAAAGGTCTGACAGGAAATGCGTTAGCTGACAAGATAACACAGTTAGAAGAACCTGAAATAAAATCCATTCCTGGTGTACTTGATACAGCAGCTTGGGCTAGAACAGGTTATTCAGGGCCTACTATTGGTGAGATACTTGTCAATAAAGGCCATAAATTAAGAAGGGCTGATAAGAACAGAGTAGCGGGTAAAGTTCAGATACACGAACATTTACGTAAGCGTCCTGAGAATAACAGGCCTAGATTACAGATAGTGAATAGTTGCATTAACCTTATTAGGGAGTTGCAAGGTATTCCACTATCTAAAACTAATTCAGAAGATGTGGATACAAATGCTTCAGACCACGCTTACGATGCTTTACGTTATATGTTAATGAGTCGACCACGAGTAGACCATCCTTATGACAGAAGGTTAAGAATTAAAACGGATACTTATTCACCGTCAGACTCAACATTTGGATATTAATATATGGCAGAAAACGAAAACACTTTTTTAAATGCAAACAATATCTATGAAGACGTTGAAGGTGAAACAGGTAAAGTTTTAGATTTAGAAGAAAATCAACAAAGTAATTTAGTTGGTATTATTAAATCTCGTTTCTATCAAGCTGAAGATAAAAGAGATATGGATGAACGTAGATGGCTCAAAGCCTATGAAAACTACAGAGGTCTATATAATAAATCAGTTAAGTTTAGAGAGTCTGAAAAATCTCGCATCTTTGTAAAAGTTACTAAAACAAAAGTACTAGCAGCCTTTGGGCAGTTAGTGGATGTTATGTTTGGTACTGGTAAGTTCCCGATAGGAGTTACAGAAACTAAAGTACCTGAAGGTGAATACGGTCAGGCACATCTTGATACAGCTAATCCAATGCCAGGAATGGAAACTTCTACTCCTGATAATATAGGAAATAGATTAGAAGATGAGCCACAAGAAGAAAACCCTTACGATGTAGGCTATGAAGGTGATGGTAGAACGTTAAAGCCTGGAGCTACTTTTAGTAAAGGTGTCTTTACAGACTCTTTAGAAGATCAAGCTGAAGATATGTTAGTTGAGGGATACAGCCCTGATCCTGCAAAGTTAGATATGAATCCTGCACAGAAAGCTGCAAGACGTATGGA